ACCCCGTGCGGTAGTCGTTGCCGAGTTGCTGATTGCGCTGGTAGTACTGGAAGGCCTCTTTCACCTTGGCGTGCGTCGTGAAGGCGTCATAGAACGCCGAGGAGCACAGGCACAGGATGCCCGTCATGAACTCGCCCTTGAGGTTGTCCTCGATGTGGCGCTTCACCTCGAGCACCTTGAGCAGCACTTCAGTCGAAGCCGTTGACAGCGCGAAGTTGACCGTCTTAGGGGTGATGTCGAACTCGGTGTAGAGGTTGTAGAGAACCGAGCCGTCGGCGTCGAGGATCACGCCCTTGAGCGCGCCCATGCGCAGGTGCTCGAGTGTGATGGCGTGCTTGTTGCGCATGTTCTGGAGCTTCAGGGCGAGCAGATCGGCAAGCGCCTCGGTCTCGGACTCCGAGCCGAAGGCGCGGATGCCCTGGACTTCCTCGGGCAGCACGGCGTCATCGTGCGGGATATGCGGGATGACGAACGAGCGGACTTTGCGCTTACCCTGGGCGCCCACGGTGCCGGGCGCGCCGACGGGCTGGGTGGGCAGCAGGTTGAGCACGCCGCTCATCTCCTCGATGATGACCGTGCGCGTACGGACGCCGGTGGCGGGCATCAGGTTCAACTGCTCGAGGCGCCCGTAGGTGTTGGGGATCTTGTTGATGGCCGCCGTGAGGGCGACCATGTTGAAGGCATCGGTGGCGAATGGATTGAGCATCGGCATGGGTTAGGCTCCTTCCCGGACGAGAATGCCCAGGGCTTTGAGTTGGCTGATGGCGGCCGCCTTCTGCGGGCCGGTGATCGAGCCGGGCCAGATGAGACCTTTGTCCGAGCAGATGGCGTGGCGCGCGACGATGACGCCGGGCTTGTCGGCGGCGCTCGCGTCGACAGCGTTCAGCAGCACGCCGGCGGCGTTCTCGGAGCCGTCGGAAGCGGCCGGCGCAAGTTGCGTCACCTTGCCGCTGGCGGTGATGACGCCGACTACGGTGCCGGTCGCCAGGTTCTGGCCGCTCGCGACGGTGACCTCGTCGCGGCTGTAAAGGTTGTCCTCTTCGAATTTCAGCCAGTCGCCGAGGTAGTTCGATTGCGATTGAACGGGCATGGGCTACTTCCCTCCTTTCGGGCTGGCCAAGGCCATGCAGGCCTTGACGACCGGGTTTTCCTCGAGGTTCTGCTTGGCTGCGGTGCTCGCCTCCGGCAGAACGTGGGATCGGATCTCTTCTTGGTTGGCCTCGGCGCGCAGCGCGAGCAGTTCCTTGCGGACCTCGGGCGCCGAGAGGTGGCGGCTGATGAAGTCGCTGGCCAACGTGGGCCGGCCGGCGATCGAGCACAGCACGACGATCTCGGCCGCCTCGGCGTAGCCCTGCTCGCGGGCAGCGGCCTCAATGGCGGCAAGATCGGGGACGGGCGGACTCGTTACCGCCTGGGTTGCTTCAGACACTGGAGTGCCTCCTTTCGTGAACTTCGGTTTTGACAACGAATCGGTCATCGCGGCCAGGGCGTCGCGGAACGTGCCGACATGGTCGGCGAAGCCCTGAGCAACGCTGTCTTCGCCGTAGAGGATGCCCGCTTCGGTTCCGCGCACGTCCGCGGCGCTCAGGCTGCGGCGGCGGGCCACGGCGTCGACAAACATGCTGTAGAGCCGGTCGACCTCGGCCACAAGCACCGAGCGGGCGCCGTCGGAAAGCGGCTCGTGCGGGTTGAAGTCGTTCTTGCGGTCCCCGGCAAAGAGGGTCGTGTAGCGGAGGCCGTTCGCCGCGTCCCAGCCGCTCTGATCGAGGTGCATGGCGATGATGCCGACCGAACCGACGCCGCCGGTGCGGGTGATCCAGATGCGGTTGGTGGCCGAGGCCAGCAGGTACCCCGCGCTCAAGGCCCAGTCATCGACCGCTGCCCAGACGAGCTTCACCCGTGCGGCCTCCTCGATCAGGCTCGCCACATCCCAGGCGCCGTTGGCCTCGCCGCCATAGCTGTCGAAGCGTAAGAGGATCCCTCGGACCTGCGTATCCGTGGCGGCGTCGAGAATCTCGTTGCCCAACTGCTCATACGAGGTGAGCCCTGATTGCGCGTCCATGCCCGACGAACGGTTGACCAGGCTGCCCGAGACTTCGATGACGGCGACGCCAGCGTCCGTCACGGCATAGGGCTTCCGCGACCGTTGCTCGGTGAGCAAGGCCGCCTCCACCGCTGGAGGCTCGAGACCCAAGCGCGGCGCCAGCACGGACAGGATCGCCGCCAGTTTCTTCGAGTCGATCATCAGCGGCGTGTTGAACACGCGCGAAGCGATATGCGAAAGGTTCGTCATTCGACTTGCGTTGCGGACTCTGGCTCAGCGACTCGCTGCCCGTTGCTCGTGGTCTTGCGCGGATCGGAGTCGTAGATGTTCCCGTAGGCATCGGCCCGCGCGTTGTCGGCGGCGGCCTGCCGGTCGACGTCTTCCTCGTCGTAGCCCATCTCGTTGATCACGGCGCTGCGCGGCTTAAAGCCCGCGCGCACGGCCACGACCTCGGCGTTCATGTCCTTGAGCGGGTCGACCCACGCCCAGGACGGCGGCCGCCACTCGACGTCGAGATAGGCGTTCGGGTTCGATGCGTAGTCGCGCGCATCGATCACGCCGCTGAGCGACGCCGCCTGGATCCAGGCCCGCCACACCGGGCGGCAGAACTGGTAGACCATCACCTGGTGCTGGAACTGCTCGCAGCGGCGGCGGAACTCGAGCAACCCCGCGCGGATCGAGGAGTAATTCACGCGCTCGAGATCCCCGGTGAGCTGCTCGTAGGTGATCCCAAGGCCCGCGGCGATGGCGCGCAACTGCACTCGCATGAACTCGGTGTACATGCCGCCCACGTCGCCCGGTTCGGTAAATTTCACATCCTCGCCCGGCAGCAGCTTCACGATCGAGCCTGGCTCGATTCCGGCCAGCGGCGCGCCGCTGGCGTCCGTCTCGCCCTCGCCGGGCTTTGAGCCGATCACCGGATCCTCGGGGTTGTTCTCGGTGATGAACGCCGCAAACATCGCCGCCAGCTTCTTGCGGACGAGTTCGGCGTCGTCGTACTGGTCGAGCTCATGCAGCTTCACCAGCACCTGCGCGAGCCACGGCTGGCCGCGATGCTGGCCAGGCCGCAGTGGCTTATAGATGTGCAGCACGGTCTCGGCCGGCACACGCGCGGTCTCACCGGCGTTGAGGAACGTGAGCTTCTCGCCCGGGTGCTCGCGGTAGAGGTGGTATGCAACCCGGCGGCCGATCCGGTCGAACTCGATTCCGGCGCGGATGACGTTGCCGTTCGGGAGATTCTCGTTCTTCGTCGCCGGCAGGTGCTCGGCCTCGAGCAGTTGAAGTTGCAGCGGCACCGTCAAGCCGTCTTCGGTCCGGCGCTCGCGAATGCGCACCAGGCACTCGCCGCCTTCAATCGTCGAGCGGCAGACCAAGGCCTGGAGCCCGTAGAAGTCCGTCAGCCCGGCGGCATCGGCGTCGTCCGTCCACCGGAGCCAGAGTTCCTGCAGCCGCCGCTTCACCGCCGGGTCCGGGTGTTTCGATTGCGGCTTGATGCCCGTGCCGACCGCATTGCCGACGAAACTTTCGACCGCGTTGCTGGCCCAGGCGTTGCGGCGGACCATGTCGCGCGAGCGGGACCGCAGCGCATCGCCGCCGCCGGCCACCAGGGCGTTGATCCCTTCATTCGATGGGTTCCATCCTTGCGTGCGGCGCGTGCTGGCAGCGGCCTCGTAACCGGCAAGCGCCCTGGTGGGCGCCCCGAAGGCCGCCCGCATGAGATTCCGCCAGTAGCCCATCAGAAACCTTTGGTCGTGTAGGTCCGTACCACGCGCGAGCGAGGCCGAACCGGATCCGCGGCAGCCATGGCGGCTTTCACTTCGGCGATCGCCTTCTTGAGTTCATCGACGCTGCGGTACTCGAGGCTGCGGCCTTCAAATGTCACGCGCAGCGTGCCGCTGGCCAGCGCTGCCTCAAGCGCTTCGAGTTGAGTTTGCGAGTAGGCCATGAGTCACGCCCCTTATCGCTTCATCCAGTTCGAACGCACCGTCACGCGGCGCACCGGGCGTGGCTGAGGGTGTGCCGGCTCCGCGGCGGGCGCGGGCAAAAGGGCCTCGAGTTCCCGCCAGTGCTTCTCACTGAAGCGGTCGATGCCGTAGATCGAGGCCGCCGCGCGCGCGTACACCCGGCAGTCGAGCGCTTCGTTGCGCCGGTTGGGCGCAACGACCCAGTGACCTTTGACCACGCTCTCCGCGGTCAACTGCCGGAAATATTCTTCCTCGTAGCGCGGGAAGTGGCAGTAGCCCGCGGGGAACGGGTCGCCGCCTTCCTTCGCCGGCGGCACGAGGCGTAGGCGGCTGTAAAGTTCCGACTTCGCCACGGGCGTGCCGAGCGTCCACAACCGCGTGCCACGCCGCTTGCTGGCATCGACGGGCGAGGCGCCCAGAATCAGCCGGTCCGTGCGCGCCGTGCCTTTCACCGCCACGGCGGTCTTCGGATGCGCCGCCCTTGCGCCAGCGGGCCCCCAGGAGGCCTGCGGGTGCTGGCGCACCCAGTCATAGGTGATGCGCGGGTTGAAGCCCGCATCCACGCACAGCACGCGGATCGGCATCCGCATGCCACTCGCGTGCGGGAACTCTTCATCCAGCAATGCGTCCAACTGCCGCCACACGTCGGCCCGCGCCGTGTCTCCCACCAGCACGCGGTAGTCGACCGACCACGACTCCTTGCCGCGGCCCCAAGCCACTACTTCGACTTCGATCCGGTCCCGCTGCACATCGGCGCCAGCGGTGAGAAACAGGCCGCCCCGTGGGACCGTGCCAATCGGATAATCCTCGCGGCGGTCGTAGAGCGGCTGCCAGTCGGGCGCGTCGCCGCGCTCCTGCCACGACTCGCCGAGCACGAGATTCACGAACGACTTCAGGCGTTCGACATCCTTCTGGGCTTTTTCCCAGTCATCCGCCGCGCGCTCCCAGGAATACCAACCCACGGGACTATAGAGGCTCGAGAGATGATAGCCGCGCGTGCGGCCGTCACCTTGCGCCTCGGGCCGCCACTCGCCGCGCGCGAGCATCGTGTTCTTTTGGTGGTTGAAGATGGCCTGCTCACAGGCGATGCAGTGGTAGGCCGCCTTCCTTGGCTCGCCCTTGGGCCAGCGGAGCCGCTCGAACTTCAGCACCTGGAACTCGCCGCAGTGCGGGCACGGCACCCAGTAGCGCCGCTGGTCGCTTTCGGCGAACGCCGCCTCGATCCGGCTCAAGCCCGTAATGAGCGGCGTCGAGCACAGGAACACCTTGCGGCGCGAGAACGTGCGTGTGCGCGCGAAGGCCAGGTGGATCGGATCGCCCTCGCCGTCGACGTCGCCCGGATAGGCGTCGATCTCGTCGAGGAACAGATACCGCACCGCCATCGAGCGCAGCCCCACCGCGCTGTTGGCCCCGGTCATCACCAGCACGCCGCCGGGAAACTCCTTCGAGAGAACCGTGTTGCCCGAGTCGCGCGATCGCGGGCTTTTTACCAGCTCCCGCAGAACGTCGCTTTCTTCGATCAGCGGATCGATGCGCTGCTTCGAGTTGCGCTTGGCCAGTTCGACCGTGGGCTGCACCACCATCATCGGCCCGGGCGATTTGTGGATCACGTAGCCCACCCAGTTGTTCCCACACTCGGTGCCCCCGATCTGACTGCCTTTCATGAACACCACGCGTTCGACCGGCGACGACGGCGAAAGCGAGTCCATGATCTCCCGCAGGTACGGCGTGCGCTCCGTGCGCCACGGGCCCGGCTCCGCCGCCGCTTTTCCGGACAGCCGCCGGTAGCGGTCCGCCCATTGGGAGACCGTCAGCAACGGATCCGGCTTCAGGCCCGCGTTGAAGGCGGTGTTATAAATCTCAGTCGCTGTTTGGGCCGGCAAGGACATCCAGGGCCATCCGAATCTCGTCGCTCAGAATGCGATGCACTCGGTCTACGTCGCTCTCGGCGGCGAGAGTCGCCGCCACCCGGTCGGCGATGTTCAGCATGTTGTCGCGGACCACGCGCCCGCGCGTGAACGCCGCCACCTGCACCTCATCGCGATCCACAACCTTCGCGATGCGCTCCTCGAACTCGAGCTTGGCCAGCCGCGCCAGGTAGCTCTCGCGGATCGCCCGCGCACGGAAGTAATCGAGCCCGGCGGCAGGCGCCTCGCTTGGATCCCTTGGCACGGCAGCCGCTGCCTTCGCCCGCCGCTGCCCTGGCCGGGTCTTCGCATTCCATTCGGCATCGGCGCGGTCGCTGTCGATCAAGCCGTCCGCGTTGGGCGTAATCCGCCCGGAGTGGATCGCCTTTTGCACCGCCGCCAGGCTTACGCCGCGATGTTTGGCGTACGCGCGCAGGCTCAGCAACGGCATGGAACTTTCTCGCGATTCGCTGCCGGAATTCGCTTGCTTCTACCCGGAACCGAAGCGATGAATGGAGTCGCAATGAGGAACACCAAAGCGCAATCGACCACGCAAACCGCCGCCGGCTGCTACGCCGAGCGGTACGCGGAAGCCCAGGACCTGCTGAAGCGCATCGCCTCGCGCCTGGCCAAACACAAGCAGAGGCAGGCCGCCGCGCCCGCCGATTGGGGCTACGCGGGCGACCTCGGCCGCATCACCGAGCAGCTCGCCTACGTGCTCGCCGACCTGGGCGATCGCAGCGCGGTCGACGCCAAGGGCCTCGAGTACTGAACCAGGAGACGAACCATGACCGCACAACCCTACATCGAATGCTCGCTGTGCGACGAGGCGAAGCCAATCCACCGCGAGCTCGTGTTGACCAACCGCGAGGGGCTGCTTCTCGACAAGGCCCAGTTCTGCCGCGACTGCTGGGACGACATCCGGCAGTCGGTCGAGGACGCGTCGGGCCTTATCGACCGCCGCCGGGAGGACTGACGCCATGGCCATCACCCGCGAAGAACTGCTCGCCTGGGCCACGCGAAACGGCTGGAAGCTCGACCGCTGGGGCCACCTCAAAAAGGAGTTCGACAACGGCTGGCATCGCCTGAAGCTGAGCCGCATCGCGGTTCGGCATGAGCTGCACACACCTTGGGGCTGGGCCAGGATTGCCAGCGCCTATTACAAGAACCTCAGCATCACCGCCGACGGACAACTCGGCGGCATGACCCGATAGAAAGGACACCTGCTATGACGACATTTGCCATCGACACTGACAACACCATCACCGCCTACCTGGCCGGAGACGTTATCCCCGAGGACCACGCGCGATTCTCGAGCGAGAAGGAACTCGCCAAGCTCGCCGCCAACTGGCCCACCGAGCGGCTGGTCGAGATCTGGAACGGCTTCGCCGGCGTGCCACCCTTCGGCGACTTGAAGCCCGTGAAGAAGTTCACTGACCGCAAGACCGCGGTCGCGCGGATCTGGCGCGCCATCCAGGCCCTGACGCCCACCGCCGCGCCCCAGGCCGCGCCTGTCGCGCCGAAGCAGGCCAAGGCCACCAAACAGGCCACCACCGGTGACGGGGCAAAGTCCGCGCGCGAAGGCTCGAAAAAGGCCATCGTCCTTGAACTCCTGAAGCGTCCGGAGGGCGCCACGTTGCAGGAGATCATGTCCGTAACCGGCTGGATGGCGCATTCCGTCCGCGGCTTCCTCAGCGGCGCGCTCGGCAAGAAGATGGGGCTCACGGTCGAATCTCTGAAGACTGCCGAAGGCGCCCGAGCGTATCGGATCAAGCCTCAATAGCACCGGCCTCGCCCCTCCGCCGCCAGTCTCAATCGCTGGCGGCTTCTCTCTTCTGCCGTACGATCCCCTCGATCCGTTCTTCCAGCAGCGCATTGTGCAACTCGCATTCGGCCCGCCGGATGTACAGACCGTTGAGGCGCAAAATAATCCGGCTCTCGAGCTCGGCCAGTTCCTTGCGGACCTCGGCGAGTAGCGCCCGATTCTGGAGGCTCACGTAGGTGGCGATCAACCCCGAGACCAGCCCGATGGCTGGCACGATGGCCGCCAGGATCCGTTCATCCATTGCTCACGCTCCCTCTGCAGGATCCGCAACTCCTGCGCCCAGTCGTGAAGCGCGAGGCATAGGCCCGCGACGTCCGGATGGCCGGCGCGCAGCAGTGCCTCTGCTTCGGCGAGTTCGCGTTCGCATCGTGCAACATCACGCCGCCACCGCTCCTCGTTCCAGGGCGATCTCTGCGAACCCTCGTCCGTCGGATTCGAGCACGGCGCGCTTGCCGGAGAACTCTTCAAAGCGGCGGATGATGACATCACAGTACCTGGGCTCCAGTTCGATCAGCCGCGCCTGGCGGCGGGTCTTCTCGCAAGCGATCAGCGTCGAGCCCGACCCGGCGAACGGATCGAGTACCGTGTCGCGGCTCTTGCTCGAGTTGCGAATCGCCCGCTCGACCAACTCGACGGGCTTCATGGTCGGGTGCAGGTCGTTCGCAACGGGCTTCTTGACGAACCAGACATCGCCCTGGTCGCGGGCCCCGCACCAGTAATGATCCATTCCTTCCTTCCAGCCGTAGAGAATCGGCTCGTACTGCCGCTGGTAGTCGGACCTGCCCATCGTGAATGTGTTCTTGGCCCAGATGAGGAACGTCGACCAGTGGCCGCCCGCCGCGGTGAAGGCCTTGTGCAGCGTGTGCAGCTCGGAGGACGACATGCAGATGTAGACGGCCCCCTTCGTGACGGCCAGGATGTTCGCGGAGGCGTCGCGAAGGAAGGGTTCGAACGCGGGGCCGAGGTTGTCGTTGGCGATCCGGCGATGCTTCTTTCGAAGCTTGTCCTTCATCGTCGCGCCGTAGTTGACCCCATAGGGAGGGTCTGTCCAGGTCATGTCCGCCAGCCCGCCGGCCAGCACTTTCTCGACCGTCGCCACCTGCGTCGAGTCGCCGCACACTAAGCGATGGTCGCCAAGCACCCACACGTCGCCCGGCACGGTGACTGCGGTTTCCTGCGCCTCCGGGACGGCGTCTTCGTCCGTTAGTCCCGAAGACTCGCGTTGGGACTCAGCGAGCAGCGCTTCGATCTCTGCGTCCTCGAAGCCCAGCAGGTCGAGGTTAAAGTCGTCTTCGCGAAGCGCCTCCAACTCGACGCGCAGCATTTCCTCATCCCACCCCGCGTTCTGGGCAAGCCTGTTGTCGGCAATCACCAGCGCGCGCCGCTGCGCCTCGCTCAAGTGGTCCAGCACGATCACCGGCGCCTCGGCCATCCCGAGCTTCCGGGCGGCCATGACACGGGCGTGGCCCGCGATGATGACGCCGTCGGCGCCGACCAGCACGGGGTTGACGAACCCGAACTCGGCGATCGAGGCTGCGATCTGCGCCACCTGCTCCTCGGTGTGCGTGCGCGGATTCCTCGCGCAGGGAATCAGCCGCTCGAGGGGCCAGCGTTCGACTTGGAGGTCGGGCTTCACTTCTTGATGTAAGGCGCCTCGGCCGGCGTGCCATCAGGGTTGGCAAAGTGGGCGAGTACGGCCGTGAGACCCTGCACGGCGGACAGCCCGACCATGGCCCAGAACTTGCCGCGCCCGGGCAGCAGGTCGATCGAGGCGTTCAAGCCTTGCGCCGCCAGCGCCAGCATCTGAATCGCGACGTTCAACGAGATCTTCATCTTCGTGAGCTCCTGGAATCGGTTGACGAGCGGCCGCAGCCGCCACCACAGCCGCAGTTCGCGAATCATCACTTCCCCAAAAAGCAGGGCGGCCCCGCGGAGGAGTGCGGAACCGCCCCTTCATGCGCCCTTCAGGAGAAAGACTACTTGCGGCTGGCCAGCGCGTCGGCCACGGCGGCGGCGACCACCGCCCCGATGGCCTTGAGCGAGACGTCGTCGATCGAGACCGCCCGAGCGGTCAGCGTGTCGCCCGCGCCCTGCTGCACAGGGTTCCATTGGCCGTCGATGGCGATGTCGCCGTGACGCACGGCCTGCTTCGAGACCAGATTTGCGGTCTCAACGGCGTTCTGGAGCGCCTGCGAGGCGATCTGGTTGAGCCGCGTCTGCTCGGTGAGAGCCTGCCGTGCGGCCTGGATGTCCAGGTCCTGGTAGACGTCGTAGGTCCGCTTGATGTTGGCGAACGTCACGCGCTGGTTCTCGCTGTGCGCGGCTCCGGCCGTGGCGCTCGTGTTCTTGAACGATTCGTCCGTGCCGGTCTCGAACTCGCGTTCGGCCTGGTTCGGCGTGGCAACTTCAGGCATGGTGATTCACTCCTTCACGTGTTGGGTTGAAATGGTTCGCCCGTCAGCGCATGCACGGGCGTGAGCTTCAAGGTCTCCTGCAGTCGGCGCAGGATCACATCGCAGTAGGCCGGGCTGATCTCGATGCCGAAGCCCGCTCGTTCAAGCAGCCCGGCGGCGACCAGCGTCGTGCCGCTGCCCGCGAACGGGTCGAAGATCACGTCGCCGGCGTCCGAGAATGCTTTGATGAAAAACTCCGGAATCGCGCGGGGAAACGGCGCCGAGTGGTTCCCTTGCGAGGACTCGGTCTTGGCCTCGATCACATTCGACGGGCGCGCCAGCCCGCCATGCCGGCCTTCGAGGTCGTTGGCGTTGCGGCGCGTCGTCTGCCAGGCCGCATGGTTCTTGCCCTTGTCGGCCGCCGCGCCGCGCGGCCCCGTGCCCAGCAGCCCGCTGCCCGAAGTCGATTTCGGGTTATCGGGTGAGTAGTCGAAACAGTCGTCCGACCAGTGACCCACTTCGCGCGGCCGGAACTTGATCTTGCGCTCGCGTGAGAAGTGGTAGATCGGCTCCCAGGCGTTCTTGAAGCGGTTCGACCAGCCGCCGGGAACGCCGTCGTCGGTCTTGCGCCAGCAGAACTCATCGACGAACCGCCAGCCCCACTGCCGCTTGTGCGCAAGCACCAGGTCCATCACGTAGGTGTGCCGTTCGCCCTCCTCGGCGTGAGCCTTGATGTTGAGGAAGTAGGAGCCGTCGGGCGCGAGCACCGATTCGACCGCCCCCGCCACGTCCCTGAACCAGGCGACGTATTTCTCCGGCGCGACCGGCGCGAACCCGCTCGACGGATCGTACTGCCGCTGCGTGGCGTAGGGTGGCGACGTAATGACGACGTTCGCTTTCTGGTCCTCAAACAGCCGCGCGATGACGCTGCGATCGCGGCAGTCCCCGCAGATAAGGCGATGGGGACCAATCAGCCAGAGGTCTCCAGGCGTCGTTACCGCCTCCGCAGGCAACTCCGGAATGGCGTCGCCGACCTGTTCGGCTTCGAGCTCAGCGTCCCGTTCGAGCGACGCCAGGAAGTCGTCAACCTCCTTCGAGTCGAATCCGGCGAGCGTCGGGTCGAACCCGGCGTCCGCAATCTCCTTCAGTTCGAGCGCCAGCAACTCGTGATCCCAGCCGGCCAGCTCCGACAACCGGTTGTCAGCCAGCAAGTAGGCTCGCCGTTGGGTCTCGCCCAAATGATCCAGCACGATCACCGGCACTTCGGCGAGCCCGAGTTTCTTTGCCGCCAGCAGCCGCCCGTGCCCGGCCACGATGCCATCGCGCGAGTCCACCAAGATCGGATTGCAGAAGCCGAACTCCGCAATCGAGGCCGCGATCTGCGTCACTTGCTCCTCGGAATGCGTCCGCGGGTTCCGCTGGTAAGGCGCCAATCGGTCCACCCGCCACAGCTCGATGCGCTTCGCCATCGCCGGCGTCACGCGATCAACTGCCATAGCTCGGAACCCAGACCCAGTAGGCGACGATCAACCCCTCGCCGGCTGTGTTGGCGTCGACGAAGTAGTCCGACGGCCGCAGGTCGCCCGAGGCGGATTCGAGAACCAACTCATCGGCCACGCCGCCGCCCGCGCCCGTGGGCCAGAACTCTTTCACCACGCCGGCGCCGGTCGCCTTGTTCATCCCCGCCACACCGAGGAACACCCGGCCCGTCTCGCCGATGGCGACGGCGAACCGGATCCGGTGAGCCCGGATCGAGGTGTCGGAGGTCACCCGGACGGGTGTTCCTGGCGTGGAGACCGCGATCTTCCCAAACGATCGCGGCTGGAGGGACGGAGAATCAGCCATGGTTCTGGATGGGCTTCATAACGCCGGGTGACAACCGACAACCGACCACCTTTTTTCAGCCGTGACGCAAGCGAAATCGTGCCACCGATCCACCCGCGGCCGAGCCGCCCCGGAAGGACCCACGATTGCCTAGCATCTTCGGAATTTCCGAAGATGCGTTACCACTCCGCAAGACGGGGGCATCTCAGACTCCCTGCGTCGCCAGGAAGGTATGGCGGCTTGCTCCTTTGCGCCGACCCATCCCCAGCAACACGTGCGGCTTGATCATCGGCAGATTAGCCAACTCCGAAAGCTGCGCGAGGCCCGTGTGCGCCGCGCGCTCATACCAGTAGCGGGTCGTGTCCGCCGACTTCCGCGCGGAGGCGTGCCGGTGGTCCGACTGGATGAATCGAATCGAGACGCCCGGCTCCACCCACTCGGCGCGTCCCTGTCCCACAAAGCGCTTGGCGCGGTTCTTCGACGTGAATCCACACCCGGCGACCGGGTTCTCGATGCGGATGGTTTTGCGCACAGTTCTGGTGTGATGCCCAGGTGGGATTGCGGGTATGCCCGCAAGGGAGATCGGAACGCGCCGCTGCGTTGTGCGGCCGGCGCTCCATCGAGCCTGCGGCGGTTCAGCGAGTCCCGGCGCCAGGCTTGCTTCTATTTTGCGGCAGAGCGCGTGGTCGAACAAGACTCGCGAAGGTTTTCCGTAAGCGCTGCATTCTGAATCCGTTGCAGGCAATCGGAGACGTTCACACAGATGAATGGCCGGAAAAGGTTTGAAACAAGTTCGCAGGTTTTGTTTGGAGAGTCGGCGAACTGGACGCGGCGCCCGTCCGTGAGCAGGAAAACCTGGCGATGACCGGCCATCTCCACGACGCGGTGGTCGACCAGGATCCGCCGCATCTCGGCAGCCACCCGTTGCAGCCGCTGGAACGACAGCCCGCGGCGGCGCAGTTCCGCGCAGACGACGACGAACAGCGCTTGGGTCGCATCGTAGATCCGGACCCGGCCACGCCGCGAGGCGACCGCGACCCTCTTCTCTTCCCAGATCTGGAGTTGCCGAAGGCTCACTTCCGCGATCCTGGCCACCTCGGTCGACCGGAATACGAACTCGAGCGCTGTCATCGCAGGTCCACCTCCGCCAAGAGCGACTTCACTTCCTCCACGCTGCTGACCACGGCAGCGAGCGCGCCCGCCTTTCGCCACTCCTCCAGCCGCTTCGCCTGCAGCGCAGTCGGTTTCTCGCCCGGGCGCTTCACCTCGAGTTGCACGCTGCGGCCGCGGATGCAGGCGTCGATGTCAGGGTCGCCCGCCACGCCCATGCCACGGCCCCAACGCTTGCGCGCCAGGCACCCAGGGAGACCGTTCAGGTAGGCCAGGATCGCCTTGACGATCGCACGTTCGGTCGTCATGCCCGCCGCCTCCGAGGCATGGGCTGCTCGGCGGCATCCGTCGCCGTTTTCCTCAGCCGCTCGCGCCGGTACTCTTCGCAGATCCTAGCGACTTGTCGGCGCCGCCACTCTTCGGGGCTGATCCACTCGAGCCCCTCGTCGTTGATGACCAGCGGCATAGACTCCATGTGAAGAATGCGCGCCGCCCATCGAAGCTCGCCCATGTCGGTGCGCGGCGGATAGGCCAGGGCAAGATGGCCCAGCGGCAGGCGAATGATCCGGATGCCGGCGCGGTTCATGAAGTCCTGCGCCCGGCGCACGTCGATCACCTCCTGCTTGTGCTCGCGCACGAGCTGCTTGATCTCCTCCGGCGCGCCCTTGTCGATCCGCAGTTTGCCCTCGTCGTCCAGCCAGACCGAGACCCCGGCCTCCATCAGGCGGTCCAGAACGGCTTCAACGTCCACGACCGCCCCCTATGACGGATTGCGCTGAATCCGTCATGGTCATAACTGTCTTTTTCGCAATAAGATGCGGCGAACAATGACAGATATGACGGGTTATGACGGGTTTTCCTATATAAGCTCTATACGTGTATAAGGGCATGGGTTCTTCTTTGCGTATAGGCGGATAATAGGGTCTATCCGTCATAACCCGTCATATCCAAAATGGTCTGTTGAAAATAAAGCACTTGCTTGGTCAAGACATGACGGATCCGTCATCACACTTCCTCCCCTTCTTCCTCGTGGACCAGGTGAGTTTGCCGTGGCGGCGATGAACTGCGCGGTGTGTCGTAGTGGTCCTCGGTACGCAAACCCACGCCGGAGTACAGCGCGCCTTTCATGGTTTTGGTCTTCTCGAACCCCCGTTCGCTCATGAACGAGGCGAACATCTTGTGGCTGACGGGCGACTCGCCGTACTGCTCGGCCCAGGACTTGTACTCGCGGTACAGTGCCAGCGACAGCACGCGCGCGTTGGGCGCCCGCACGCATTTCTCTTCGAGGAACATCGCGAAGGTATCCTGTTCGGCCTCGTACTCGCGCGTGGCTGCCAACACCTCCTCCGGGACGCCCAGGCCGTTGCGCTGCCATTCGAGGCACCCCTCCAGCGCCCAGTTCAAGATCCCCGAAATCTCCCGCCGGAACATCGCCATCACCTCGTGGCGCGGCTTCTGGCGCTCCTTGGGGATCGTTACGTGGAAGGGGATCAGCTTTAGACGGTTCCACAGCGCGCGGTCGCCGCGCACCTGCGGCTTGTGATTGGTGGCCAGCCACGGCTTGAACTCCGGGTAGAACTCGAAGAACTCGCCCCGCATGAATCGCGCCGAGAGCTTGTCGCCCCCGGTCATCTCCTTGATCAGCGACTCCGACAGCCGCGAGCCGCGCTCATTTTCGGAGGCCCACACGAAGCGGGCGCCTTTGAGTTTGGCGACATCGTTCGGAATCGCTCCGTCCTTTTTGCGCAGGAAGGTTTCGGTGGGCGTGCGCACGGCGTAGTCGCCGAGCAGCAGTTGGATGACGTCGACCATGGTCGACTTGCCGTTGTCGCCGCTCGCCCCGTAGAGGATGAACATGGCTTTGTCCGAGGTGATCCCCGTGAGGCAGCAGCCGAAGGCGCGCTGGAGAAACGAGACCAGCCGCTGATTGCCGCCCATGACCATGTGCAGGAACTCAAGCCAGTTGGGGCAGGATGCCGTGGGATCGAAGCGGACCGGCGCCAGCTTGGTGATGCGGTCCCGCTGATCGTGCGGGCGCAGCGTGCCGGTGCGCAGATCGAGCGTGCCGTTCTCGATGGTCAGCAGCCACGGGTCACGGTCCAGGTCGCCGGGCCGGACCGCGAAGGCTGGGTCGGCCTTGGCAAGGTTGATCATGGCGGTCTGCGCCCGGAAGGATTCGGACCGCGCCAAGTGTTTCAGGAAGGCCTGCCGCTCTTCGTCGTCGCGGATTCGCTTGGCAAGCGGGTACAGGCTCCGGATCAGTAGTCCGGCCAGGCGGTAGACCTCGAGCGTCTCGTCGTCGCGCCAGCGCATGTTGTCCCAATCGAACCAGCGGGTCCACTTCTCGCAGTACAGGAGCCGGTCGCGGTACCGGGCGGCGAAGCGTTTGGCGTTGCCGAGATCCGTGTAGTGCTCAATCTGGGAGGCGGCGGCCGTGACCGCCGGGGGCGGCGGATCGGATTCGTCTCCGTCCTCTGGTTCCCCATCGTCGGGCGGCCCGGACTCGCCGGCTTCGCCGTCCACCTCCAGCCGTCCGATCGCGATGGGCGAGTTCACGTTGCCGCGGAACAGGCAAGCATCGCAAAACCGTGCGCCGCCGAGGTCGGATTCGACGTAGGCGCAGGTGACGGGAGCCACCTGCTCGCTGGATGCCTGCTTCAGCTTCCGCTGAGTCTCGCGCCGCGAATACTTCGGGTGCGGCTGGCTCAGCTCGTGCGCCCAGCGCTCGGCATCTTCGCACCGGGCGACGACCGTCAGCATCCGGTACCACTCGGGTTCCGGAAGCGTCGCCGCGTCGTCCCGGCAGTGGCGCATCCAGGCGCAACCGTCGAGGATGGGCGGTAGTTTGGCCGGCGGCAGGTCCGGTGGCGGCTGGCTGGGCGCGGGCTCGCCGGGATCATCGAGCCCGCAAAGGACCTCGGCGATGTCGTCCACGCAGTAGGCCCGGTCGAAGTACTCGGCGGTCACCGGGCGCACGTCGCCGGGGATCTTGCGGTTGAAGGTTCCCGGCACGCGCAAAACGCGGCAGAGATCGGCGGTCGGGTCGATGGTCCAGCCCCGCGCACGCGCCTGCAAGCGAAGCATCTGCTGGAAACGCCGCGAGAGTGATTTCAGTTCTCGCCGTTCGGCCTCCGTCTCGATGACGAACGGCTCCCGGAAGAGCCAGTACACTTGGAGCCCGAAGCCGCTGCGCACGATGACCGACGGCGGGAGTCCGACGGCATCTACCAGAGACAGCGCTTCTTCCTCGCTGCCGGGAAGCTCCTTCGCCTTGTGCGCCGCGCCGCCGATGTCGATGTCGGCCCACACGCCGGGTACCGACACGACACCAGCTTCCTTGCCGCGGCTGCCATGTTCCGGCGCCTCCCGCTGCAATCCGACGGCGGCGTAGACGTCCTGCCGCGAGGCACGATCCGCGCAATAGGCGACTGCGGCATCGAGGGCGCCCTCTTGCGCGAGACGAAACGCCCTCGATGCCTTGTCCTGGCGGGTCCACACCACGAGCCACCCTTGTGGCTCGGGGCCGTGAACCCGCTCGATAAATTGCCGGATGGCCAGTTCGCCGACCTCCATGCTTCCTCCCCGCGCCGGCCGTGTCAGATGATTTCGCCTTCACCGTGCTGGACATCTTTCGCCGTGGGAGCCGAGGGCGCCGACTCGAGGAACGGCTTGAGCATCGCGGCGTACTCCTTGATGCGCGCGGCCTGTTCGGGCGAGAGCCGGCCGCTGGAGGTGAATGTCGCCCGCGAGTACACGATGCCCTGCGCGTTCTTCGTCTTCTCGAGGCCGATCTTCGTGATCAGGCCGTAGCAGGGCACGGCCTTCGACGCGAGGCGCATGAAGTACTGCCGCGCCGGCTTGACCGAGCTCGCGGGCAGGCTCACGATCTCGGGCAGCAGGTTCTCCTCTCGCACGAAGAACAACTGGCGCACCAGCTTGCAGGCCTGGCCCTCGCCCTTCGGGTCGCTGCCGAACTGGGCAAAGGGGCACTTGTGACAGTCGCCACCCGGCTTGCCGGTACCGGTGCGCGCGTCGAGCGAGTAGCAGTCCGGAGGCATGTTCCCGTCCGACTGCTCGAGCGGCACGCTCCAGTAGGCGCGCGTGTCACGCCAGGCGACGATGATGCCCGCGAGTTCCTTCACCATCTCCTCGCCGTCGAGCGTTTGCAGCGTCCAGGCCGTACCGCCTCCCGCCGGAATCTTGATGCGCTCGAAGTCGGTGGCGCTCATGCCGCTGTCTCCGAGGTTGGCCGCCACCGCGTCGCGGATCTCCGCGACCGGCGTCTGGAATACGACGAACGGGCTGATCGCCGCTTCCTGGTTTTTCTTGATGACTTCCTTGCTTGCCATGGTCAGCTTCTCCTTGTTCTGAGTTTGAAAACCTCACTTACTTCCAACACCTCCCGCAGACTCGGTGGCATGGGCCTGCCGTCGCGGTCCCATTCACGGACCAGGGCCGAAAGGCTCTGCGAGTTGAATGTTTCCTGTACGAATTCCGAGAGGCGGGCACGTTTGAGCGCCTTGCAGAGGGCCTGCTTATCGCCGTTTCTGGCGGACGCCCACAAGCGCCGTTCGATGAAGACCGTACGGCCGTCGATTGAAATCCGCTCGACGCCCTCCTGCTCAAACTGCGGCATAAGGACCGACTCCAGTGCCGCGGCCTCGGCCTTGATTCTGTCGATCTCGCCTTCCAGTTCCTTGCGCCGCTCTTCCAGAGCGACGAAGCGTTTCAGTTGTTCGGAGTTCATTGCTGTCCTTCCTTGTCTTGCGTTTTGCCTGCTTGGACGCCAGGCAGACCGGGGACCGTTCTGGCGTGGCCCTCCAGCTGATGCCGCCGCTTGACGGTCACCAGCGCCTGCACGTAGCGGCCTTTGTTAAGAAGCTGGCGCTCGTACTCCCGCCTCTCGTCCGCGCCGAGGGCGGCCATGTCAACCGAGGCCAGCATTTCGAAGCGCTGGAACACTCCTCGCACATGCTGTTCTACGCGCCGGGCGTTGTATTGCGCGGCCTCCGAATCTGTGAGGATGCGCAAGTCGTCCCCCGACCGTTTCGCCGTGAAGCCGGTCTCCGCAAAGATCATCTGCGCCAGGGTCATGCAGAAGAACTCGTACTTCGTCGTGCCGCGCTGGTGGCCGCAGGCGTTTTCCAGAAACTCCGCGGTCAACAACTGGCCCTTCTGCAAGATGTCGAAGTCAATGGGATATCTCGCCATGTGTTCCTTTCCGAATCCGTCCGCCGGTCATCGTGTTTTGCGCGCCGTTCCTATCCAATGCACTCGCATCCTCTCCCTTCCAGTCCGCGCCTTTGCGTTGCCGGCCGATCGCGCTTACTCCATCTCGAACCGCCCGAACTTCGGGCGGTACTCGCCCAGACCGACCAGCCGCCCGGCTGCCACAACGGCGTCGCGGACTTGGGACTCATTGAGCAGGTCGGGGAGAAAGTGCAGTGTGAAGCCGAGCCTCCACTGGTGGAAGATGGGGCGCGTCCGCGTCACGCGAGCGCGCGAAACAACCACCATCCGGCTGTCGCGGAAGGCGGGATCGCGCATCAGCGCGCCGATGTCCCTGGGACCGTCATAGAGCAGCGGCCAGTTGCCGTCGCAGATCAGGCCCGCTTTGAACTGCTGGCCGAGCTTGTTCTTCTTGGCGGCCGACACCAGCATGGCCTCGATGCATTCCCCGGGCCAACACGGGACTCCGAAGCCCTCCACGAGAACGGCGTTCCCGGCCACCTGAAAGACGCCCGGCGCGGTAGTGTAGAGCGCGCCCAGCCATTCCAGATAGGCGAGCAGCTCGTGATCCGCATCCGTCTTGGTCTTCTTGCTGTGGACCCTCTTCATTTCTTTGACGATGGGGTCCAGCGGCGAGGCCGTCCGGCCGTTGTGCATCATGCACGGGGTGATGCCCCGAATCGTTACCTCAAGTTGTTTGTACATTTCGTTCCTTTCGAATCCACGGTGTTGAATTCCATTGCGAGCCACTCCATTCCGATCTAATCCGCGGCTATCCATTCCTCTGCGGTCGACTGCGAACCGGACCGTTGCCAGCGGTTCCGATGGTTTGCGCCAACACGGATTCGACCAGGTCCTGACGCGCGGCGAGCGCCCGCAGAATCTGTTCGTCCACCGTGTTCGCGGCGGCTAGAAAGATGAATTCCGTTGTCCTGCGCTGGCCGGGCCGGTGAAGCCGGGCCTTGCTCTGAAGAAAGTCGCCCAAGCTGAAGCCGATGCTGAAATAGATCGCGTAACGGCTGCGCGTCAGATCGACGCCGACGCCGCCGGCCTGAATCTGCGCCGCCAGAATGGGCGCGGCGCCGGATTGCCAATCGCGCAGCTCATCACGGCGGCCCGAAATCTCTAACGAGCCGCGGCCCAGGTCCGCTGCGACACGGTGCACGACGTCGAGGTCGTTGCGGAACCGGGCGAAGACGACAATAGGTTCAGTGGGATCGAGATCCTCCAGAACGTCGCGCAGTAGCTCCATTTTTGCGGTGTCGATCTGTATCTGCTCGCCGTCGTCGGTGGGGATGAAGCCGCCTGTCAGTTGCGCGAATCGCAGCAAACGAACCAGCGCGTTTGCCGCAGTGACGGCGCCGGAGCCAACGTCAGCGATCAAATCCTTCTTCAGCGCGAGGTAGATCCGGCGCGCCTCCGCGCCGAGTTCGCAGCGGTAGGTGACCTCCAGTTCCTCCGGCAAATCCAAGACGTCCTTGCCGCAGGCGAAGGTCACGGAGTAGAACTTCTGGTTCAGCTCATCAAGATTCCGGTAGCCGACAACCTGATGATTCTGGTATCCGCCCAGGACGGCGTAATGCTGCCGGAACTTGTGAAAGCTCCAGCCGAAGATGGACGGGTCGATGAAGCGGAAGTAGGCGTAGACGTCGAGCGGCGAGTGCGGCATCGGCGTGCCCGACAGGCCTAGACGGAACCTCGCCGCCTGGCCGAGCCGCGCTAGAAACCGGCTGGCCTTGCCGCCGGGCGCCTTGCAGCGATGGATCTCGTCGGCGACGACCAAATCCCACTTCTGCTTGAGGGCCCACTCCGCAAACGGCGATCGCCAAGCGCTGTCGTAGTTGATGACAACCACTGCTGGCACGCCCCGCGCCTTAGCCAGGGCAATCTGCCGCTCGGCCTCGGCCCGCTTGGCGCGCACGCTGGCGAAGGAATCATCGAGTGGCACAACCAGAAACGGAAGGTTCGAGTGCATCTCGAACTGCGGCCGCCATACCTGCACCACCCGCAGCGGACAGAGGATGAGGATCAGTTGAAACCCCTCCTCGACGCAGATGTACACGGTCATCGCCGATTTGCCCGTGCCCATGACTGCGGCGATCATGGCGCCTCGCCTGCCGCGTCGATACAGATCGCGGACAAAGGCAACGGCTTCGCGCTGGTGCCGCCACGGCGTGGTGTGGTGCAGAACCGGCATCGTTGTTGTCATGGGGCCCTTCACGCCGCCTGACCTTCGGGGGCGAGCAATGCGATCGCCTCGGCCGTGGTGATGCCCGGATGCTCGGCAAAGACCGGTTCGAGCCAGGCGTAGAACCACTCGGCCACCTTCAGCCGCGCCGTGTCGGCTTCAATCTGCTCCTTGAGCAGCGCCATGTAGCGCCGGTGATGTTCCTGGGTCGCCCGCGCCGTGGCCACGTAGCGGATGGCTCCACGGTCATCGCGGAACGTGAGGGCCGACTCCGGCTCCAGACCTCCGAAGCGCATGTCGAGCCGCAGTTGCAGCGCGCGCCCCTTCCGCGTCGCCAGCGTCTTCTTCATGCGGTCGCTGACGATGGACCGCACCTGCGCCACGGCCAGTTCGCGGCCGTACTCTTCGACCAGGTCACCGTAGCGCTCCAGCACCTCCGCGCTGACTTCCTCAGCGGTGGGCTCGCGGGTCTCCAGGTGCGCCAGGATCACCTCGTCGATCCGGCGCGACAGTTCCGAGTCATGAAATCTGGGTCTTGTCACGGATTGCCTCCTCAAAGCGGTGGAGCCAGTCGAGAGCGACCGGCGATTTGGCCCGGATGCCCGGGCAGTGCCAGTATTCAAGCCGCGATGCCAGGTCGACCGGATCGAGCGGCGTCTCGGCCAGAGCCATGACGGCGCGCGTCACCGCCCAGATCGAGTCAAGATCTTCCTTGAGCGCCTTGCGTTCCTCGTCCGAGAGGCCCGAGCGGTACCTTCCGGTTCGGTCCGCCACGAGCATGCCCGTCTCGCGAGCAATGCGCCGCGCTTCGGCGGTGGAAGGGAGTTCGGTGGCCTCGCGCAGTTGGCGCACGATCTGGCGGCGCACGGCAGCGGGCATCTGCACGATCTCGCGCTGCGCCTCTGGCGGCTGGTCGGCGATCACCGCGGCCGCGCTGATCGACAGGCCGCCGGCGTCCATCTGCGCGACCACTTCGTCAACGGCCTTCTCGACGACCTTCTTGGCCTGCTCATAAGTGGAGTGGCCGCCAAACCCGGCCTTCTTCGCTGCGACCTCGCGCGTCTCCACGCCCGGCGTAACTTCCGCCAGATCTGGCGGAAGTTCCTTATCCGTACGCTGCCCCTGGCGCTTGCCGATCTCCGCTTCAATCGCCTTGCCGATGGCCACGCGCTCGGACGGCGTGAAATCCTTGCGGATCTCGTTCTCCGCGTACTCCCCTTCGACAATGCTCGACACCTCGAGCACAATCACCGGAATCGTCTTCCAGCCGAGGATGTCGCGCGTCGCCACGAGGCGCCGCTCTCCGCAGATCAGCACGCCGTCCTTGGTAATCACCGGCGGGTGGAGCAGTCCCACGGTCGCTATGCTGGCTGCGAGCACCTCCAGTTCGCCCAGGTCGCGGCGGTGCCGCCCCACGACGCGGATCGAGTCGCATGGGACTTCACGAAGAACGAGATTGGACGTCATCGGCCCGCCGCCTCCTGAGGGGGATTCGGATGACGGCGGTCCTCGGCCTCCGCCCACTGCGCCAGCACCTGGAACACGCCGGCCGCGTTCGCGGCGATCTGCCGGGCGTCTTCAAGAGACAGTGGCCGGTCCGTCCGCTTCTGCCAGAAGCTTCGGGTCTGTTCGAGGAACTCTTGCCTGGGCTCGCTCATCCGAAAAGTGGAGATCCTGCCGGACAACGCCCTCGCGTCATCCGCTTCGACCCTCCACCTCGGCATGAGCGCCGATGGTGAGCGATCTAACGAGTAGGTGGTTCGAGGCCCCCGTTTGCGGAGGTCCTCACAAAACTATGCGGACTGCGGTAATTCGCTCTCGGGGATGAGAAACCGGTGATTCTTGCCGGCCTTGACGAGCAGCTCGCGCTTGCCGCTGTTGGCGATCTTGCACGAGATGGCCAGGTCGAAGTGGCCGTGGCTGACGCCCTCGCGGACTTCGGCTTCAATCTTCGCCATGGCCCTGGCCAAAGCGCTGGTCTCCGGATTCGACTTCTTGTCCATTCGACATCCCCTATGAGTTGTGGATCAGTGTTTTCAAATCCTTAATCGCCGCGACAAATTGCAGCGGGTTCACTTCCGCCTTGTTGCCGAAAAACGCCATCAGGTCCGTCTTCCGGGCCGGCTTGTCTCCGAACACAAAGACCACCCGCCGCCCGTCCCGCCGCACGTCGTCGAGGGCGTAGCCGATGCACCGCAGGTAGCAGGCCAGGTAGAAGTCGGAGGTCTCGAACGCTCCAGCGCCCGCGGTCCGCAAAGCCGTGGGATGATCCGGCGTGTCCAGTGTGCGCTTCATGCTAAACCCTTGTGCCACAGAAAGGCCTATCCGGCCGCCTCCAGATCCAGAAGTTGCCGCCCCTGCACCTTCTTCAGCAATCCCAGGTTCTCCAGGCGAATCCGCATAGCCTCGGTCGAAACACCAAACTGAGGGGCGAAATCGGAGGCGACGTGGTTCATCATGTCCTTGGCGACCACGTCGAAAGAGTCCGTGAACCCGTTCGCCACGGCGGTCCGATACTTCGGCATGTCGAACACCCACGGCGCCGCCCCGCGGCTCTCGCGCCAGGCTTTCAGAACCAGATCCCGAGGCATCAACAGAAAGGAGGAGAACCGGTCCGCCTGCCACTCGGCGGGCTCGCGCTTGTTTGCCTCCCGGCACAGGATCGACGGCTCGGGCGCCCGGCCCTCGAAGAGCGCCATCTGCGACGCCCGGTCGGGAACGAACCGGCGATGCAGGACCCAATGGCCGATCTCATGACCCACGGTGAAGCGGTAACGGCCTTGCTTTCGAGGGTGATCCTTGGGATCAAGGCTCTGGTCGATGTAAATCTCCCGCGTCTCGAACCACGTCGCGCCGATCGCGTCGCCGCGTCCCACGAGCTTCCGCAGATCGTCGAATTCCAGCCGGACCTGAAGAACCATCTCAGGCAACTCATCCACCGGGACCGGCGGCTTGAGAATCGGCTCGTGCTCTTTGGAGTAGCGATCCAGCAGGGCGGCCGCTTCCGCCTCAATGGTCCGCTCGGAGATCCGGGGAACTTTCACTTCCATTCGGGTTCATCCTCATCTTCATCATCGTTTGCCGGACGGCGCGAAAGGCCGCGTTAGCCCGGACGCTTCATCCTCTCGACGTACTTGGTCAGCCTGGCCAGTTCTTCGGGAGTCAACTCGCCTGCGGTACGGAGGAAGCTGGCCATCTCCCGCGGCCGCTGCTGAATGATGGCCGGCAGGTCGGAGGAGACCTTCCCGGCCAGCGCAAGCAATTCATCCGGATCCTGGCCGAGCGCCTCGGCGATCTGCTTGATGGTCTCCTCTCCCGGCGGCGGGAACTCATCCCGCTCGACCTTGGAGAGGTACGTGGGGCTGATGCCGACCTTGTCGGCGAACTTCCGCAAGCTGATTTGCCGCTGCTCGCGGAGCGCGCGGATGGTGGCTCCGAATTTCTTTGGGTTCATGACCCGGCCCTCGATCCAAGAGGCTGCATGTGTACTAACCACTGTACACCGGGCGATTATCTTCCGTCAAGCCCCTGCCGCGCCAAAACATTCTTGCGCGATTTTGTCTGAAACGCCCTTGTCCGGAAGTCGTTGATGTGCTTGACTATAATCATGGCGCTCGACACGTTGACTATCGGGAGTACGTGCGCTCATCGGCGTCACAACAGGGCCCCGGCATGACCGCCCGACAGAGCACGATCGTCAGGATCCTTGGCCGCCTCAATGGCAGTGCTTCAAAGCTCCATCTCGTCAAACTTGCTTTCCTGTTGAGCCAGGAAGCCGAAGATCCGCCCCGAAGTGCGGTCTACGAGTTCGTGCCGTACAAGTTCGGACCGTACTCTTTCACGCTTTACTACGACCTGGCGCAGCTTGCGGAGGAGGGCTGGATCGAGACTACTAACACTGGCGTTCGGTTGCTCGGCTTTCGAAAAGAGCAGCCCCGCGATCTCGCGTTCGGGTTCGCCGCCGAAATCGAGCGCATCCTCGACAAGTACGCCCGCATGCCGGTGGGCGACCTGGTCGCGGACGTCTACCGCCGCTATCCCTGGTACACAGCGAACAGCCAGGACCTCAGCAAGCGAGCCGTGAAACTGCCCAAGGCGCCGATCGCCGTGTACAAGGTCGGCTACGAGGGCCTGATGGTCGACGGCTTGATGGATCGCTTGCTGCGCGCCGGCATCGCGCGGCTGATCGACGTGCGATGCAACCCGGTTGCGCGCCGCTACGGTTTTCACAAGAGTACCCTCGACCGCGTCTCGGCCGACCTCGGGATCGAGTACATCCACATTCCAGATTTGGGCGTACCCTCCGATCGTAGGCAGAACCTCAGCGAACCGAAGTCCTACGCCAGGTTGTTCGACTGGTACGCGTCCGAACTCGGCAAGAGCAAGCAAACCGCTGTGGCGCAAGCCGTCGCTTTTGTGAAATCGAAGCCGAGCGCCTTGATGTGCATGGAGGCCGACCCCGCCTGCTGTCATCGCACCCGGCTCGCCGAGCACATCGCCGCATTGACCAACCTGCCTGTCGTGGAGCTGAACAGTGACAAAGCCCACCCAGTACCAGCCCACTGACGTCCTGATCACCGTCATGACCTACCCGCATCCCTCCCGCGGGTATCAGGAGTTGGTGTGCACCGCTGGGATCACGCGCAACCATAAGTGGGTCCGCCTCTACCCGGTAGACTACCGCTACCGCAGTCAGAATCAGCAGTTCCACAAGTATCAGTGGATCAACGTGGGCCTCGCCAATCGCGGCGCCGGGAACGACAATCGGTCCGAGAGCCGCCGGCCCGACCTGGACTCCATCCGCATTCTTGGGCCGCCACTTTCGACCGACAATGGTTGGCGCGAGCGCCGGGACATCATCGAAAAAATGCCGGTCCGAACGGTCAACCAATGGAAGGCGCTGTACGACTCAGAGCGGATTTCAATCGGCATCGTCCGGCCCGCGGAAATGCTCGACCTGGAGATTGAGCCAGCCGATCCGGAATGGAAGCCCGAGTGGCAAGCACTTTTCAATCAGCTCACGCTCTTCGGCGATGCCCCAAAGGACCTGGCGAAGATTCCCTTCAAGTTCAGCTATGTCTTCCGCTGCGAAGACAGCGACAACCCTCATCGCGCCATGATTGAGGATTGGGAACTCGGCGTCCTCTACCTGAAAGAGCGCGGCCGGAAGGCCAGCGAACAACTTGCCGCGCAGAGCGTGAAGGAGAAGTACCTGCACTGGATGTTCTCCAAGGACCGCGATCCCCTGCTGTTCATGGGAACGACGTTCCCTTACAACTCCTGGGTCGTCATCGGCGTCTTCTACCCGCCCAGACAGCGCCAGGGGTTGCTGGACTTCGGCTGACGGCACTCAAGGCATACGATGGCGTCGAGCTTTCGCCATCTGATAACTTGATGTATTCAGACGACTTGCGGAATTGCCGTGCCACTGAGCGAAGCAGATACTCGGGCCAAACTGATCGACCCCGCACTACACCAGCGCGGGTGGACGGAAGAGCATATCCGCCGCGAAGAGACCGCCGGCACCATCGAGATCATCGACGGAAAACCACGCCGGCGTGGCAAGGGCCGGACCGATTACACCCTTCGTGTGAAGATCAACATCGACACGCAACTGGTCGCTGTCGCGGTGTTGGAGGCGAAGGCCGAGCATCTCCCGCCAACGCACGGATTGGAGCAAGGCAAACTCTATGCCGCCTGCAAGCGCCTCAACGTCCCGTTCGTCATCGCCACCAACGGGCGCCTGTTCGTCGAGTACGACCGCTTCACCGGACTTACAAGCGCACCCCGTCCGCTGAGTCAACTTCCCACGCCTGACGAACTGCGCTGCCGCTACGAACAGGCAATGCAGTTCAGCCTGGCATCGGAAGGCGCAAAGCCGCTCTTGGTCCGGTACATGGGCGGTGAGGCAACCCGACGCTACTACCAGGACGCCGCTATTCGTGCGGCGCTGGAGAAACTCGCCCGCGGCGAGAAGCGTGCCTTGCTCGCCTTGGCAACCGGCGCTGGCAAGACGTTCATCGCTGTGAACCTCCTGAAGAAGATCGCGGATGCCGGCCAGTTGAAGCGAGCACTGTTTGTCTGCGACCGCGACGAACTGCGGGCGCAGGGCTTGGGCGCCCTGCAGAATGTCTTCGGCTCCGACGCCGCAGAAGTGTACCGGCGGCAGGACGGCACGAACAACGCCCGCAATGCCCGCATCCATGTGGCGACCTACCAGACTCTCGACGTCTCGAACGAGGACGGTACGGCGACCTTCTTGACAACCTTCTACCCGCCCAACTACTTCAGTCACATCGTCATTGATGAATGCCACAGGAGCGCGTGGGGCAAATGGTCGCAGATCTTGACCAGAAACCCGGACGCAGTTCAAATTGGCCTCACGGCTACGCCGCGTGAACTGGAGATCCCGGAGGAGAGTCCGGCGGCGGCCATCGACCTCGCCATCAGCGCCGACAACATCCGGCATTTTGGCGAACCTGTCTACGAATACGACATGGCTCAGGGCATCGAGGACGGATACCTGGCGGCCTGTGAAATCCAGAAAGGCCGCGTCAACCTCGACGACACGGGCATCACGATCGACGACATTCTCGCCCGTGGCCCGGTGGACGCGAATACCGGCCAACCCGTCACTCGCGAACAACTCCAGGACCTCTACGAAAAGACGGAATTTGAGGACAGGCTCTTGCTCCCGGATCGGGTGCTCGCGATGTGCGAGGACCTGTTCCGGTATCTGCTGGAGACGGGCGGCCCGGAGCAGAAAACGATCATCTTCTGCGTGCGCGACCGGCACGCAGACGACGTGGCGATCGCCATGAACAACTTGTACGCGCAGTGGTGCGCCTCGAATGGCAAACAGCGGTTGGAGCCCTACGCATTCAAGTGCACGGCCAGCGTCGGCGGGGCTCAGTACCTGGCAGACCTCAAAGGCGCCTCGCGATCCTTTTTCATCGCAACCACGGTCGATCTTCTCACCACAGGCGTCGATGTGCCCCGAGTCCGGAACATCGTTTTCTTCAAGTACGTCCGCTCTCCGATCGCGTTCTACCAGATGGTAGGCCGCGGCACCCGGCTCGACCCGGCAACCGGCAAACTCATGTTCCGCGTGTACGACTATACGGACGCAACTCGGCTGTTCGGGCAGAGTTTCATCACGAAGATCACACCCCCTCGAAAGCCAAAGGAACCGGGTGAAGGACCAGAGCCGCCACCGCCGCCCCCACCCGAGCCGTCGATCATGGTCCAGGGCTTCGATGTGATCGTGACCGACGCCGGCAAACTGATCCTGACCTCGGTGGATGGGAAGGCCACGCCCGTGACGGTGGAAGAATACAAGGAACGGCTCGCCGCGAAACTGGTTGAGGAAGCGCCGACTCTCGACGACTTCCGCGCGAAGTGGGTCGCGCCACAGGAGAGGCGCACGTTGATCGGCCAATTGCCCGATGCCGGCCGGTCCGTTCTGCTTGTGCGAGACCTCGAGGAGATGCAGGATTTCGATTTGTACGACGTGCTGGCCGAACTCGGTTACGGAATGCAGCCGCGGACACGGGCAGAGCGGGCGGCGGCGTTTGGCTATAAACACGCCCCGTGGCTCAGCGCGATGCCGCCGCAGGCTGCGGACGCCGTGCGCGCCCTGGCCAGCCAGTTCGCCAAAGCAGGCACGGACGGCCTGGAGAACCCGCAGATCTTCGCTACCCCGGAGATGCGCGGAGCGGGTGGCCTTGCCGCTCTCAAACTCGCTGGCATACCTGCCCAAGTGCTCGCTGAAACCAAGAGGAGGATGTTCTCGGCATGAGTGTCCGTAACATCCCGCTCAGCGAGGCCCTGGTTGAGGTTTCGTCCGGCGTGGGGCCCAGGTGGTCGGAATATCGCGTGCTCGGAGCCACACGCGCCGGCCTGGCTCTCGCCAAGGAACCGGTTGGCAAGTCCCCTGAGCGGTACAAACTGGTCGAGCCGGGAACGATCTTCTACAACCCGATGCGTATCATGATTGGGTCGATCGCGATGGTGGACGACGGCGATGAGCCTGGGATCACCAGCCCGGACTACGTGGTGTTCCGCACCCGCCCCGGCGTGCTGCACCACCGATGGTTCTACTACTGGCTGCGCTCGAAGTACGGAGAGGATTTGATTCGTTCTCTGGCCCGAGGTGCGGTCCGCGAGCGCCTTCTGTTTAAGCGGTTGGCCAATGGAACGGTGGAAGCACCGAACTGGGACACGCAGCTATCCGTCGCGCAAAAGCTCTCGCTGGCGTCATCTGCTGAATCGACCTCCCTTGAAGCTCTCGCCGCAGCCAAGGCTCTGCCCACCTCCTGGTTGCGCTCATTCTTTGAGCCTTCCAGCTGTGTTCAGTGGCCCGTCCGGCCCTTGCGCGACGTGGCAGAGATCGTCGCGGGCGTGACCCTCGGTCGGAACCTAAACGGGGACAACGTGACACTGCGTCCTTACCTGCGGGTGGCCAATGTGAAGGATGGCTATATCGACACCGCTGAGATTCTGGAGACACCTGCGTCCGACCGCGAGTACGAACGGCTAGCCCTTTGCGACGGTGATGTCCTCCTCACGGAGGGTGGTGATCGGGACAAGCTTGGGCGCGGTGCGGTCTGGCGAGGTCAGGTGCGTGGCTGCATTCACCAGAACCACATCTTTCGAGTCCGCCTTAACCGTAGCATTGCTGACCCTGATTTTGCGTCATTCCAGATCGGCTCACCCTACGGGAAGGCGTATTTTTTGCGCCACGCAAAGCAAACCACTGGCATCGCTACCATCAACCAACGCGTGCTCGGGGCCTTCCCGCTCATGTTACCGACTCTGGCGCAGCAAAGACGGATCGCCGAAACACTTTTGAAATCGTTTGAACAACAGTCTCAAGTTGTCAACAAGCTTCAACAGCAAGTGGAAGGCATTCGGAGTCTCGTCGCGGCGATCCTGCGCAATGGAAACGAGGTCCAACCATCGACGTGAAGGCAAAGAATGGCAACGGCAAAGCGCTCCTGACCCAGCAGTCGGTCAACACCGCTGTTAAGAGCATCTGTGACATCATGCGGCGGTCCAACTGCGCCGGCGCGATGCAGTACGTTCCGGAACTGACCTGGATCCTTTTCCTCCGCATCCTGGATGAGCGCGAGGAACAGGAGGCTCAAGAAGCCGAAGCCGTTGGAGCCGAATTTCGAGCATCGGTTGAAAAGCCTTACCGGTGGCGGGATTGGGCAGCGCCCGATGGCAAGAAGAGGAAGGCCTTGCAGGACGGGTCGCTGGGTGCGTTCTTCGGGTTCGTTAACGGCAAGCTCTTGCCGTATTTGCGCGGCCTGAAAGATAAGCCAGGCGCCACGATAAAACAGAAGGTCATCAGCGAGATCATGTCCGGCGTCGAACGGGTCCGGATCGATACGGAACGCAACCTGCTCGACGTGCTGGACAAGGTTCACGAGATCAGCAGCGAGACGGTGGACCCGACCCACGTTTTCACCCTATCGCAGGTCTACGAGGGCCTCCTCTTGAAGATGGGCGAGAAGGGCAACGACGGCGGGCAGTTCTTCACACCGCGCGAAGTCATCCGGGCGATGGTTCGAGCAGTCAATCCGCGCGTGGGCGAGACGGTTTACGACCCAGGCTGCGGCACAGGTGGGTTCCTCGCGCAGAGCTTTGAGTACATGAAGGCCAATCTCGGCCGCGATGCGACGGCCGACCAGCTTGAGACTCTCCGGGAGCGGACCTTCTACGGACGTGAAAAAGAGAACCTGATCTACCCGATTGCGCTCGCCAACCTTGTGCTCCACGGCATCGACCGGCCGAACTTGTGGCACGGGAATACGCTGACGGGGCAGGAGATCTACGGCGGACTCTTCCAGGACGCGCCGCCGCTCTACGATGTCGTGCTGACCAACCCGCCGTTCGGTGGGAAAGAGGGCAAGGAGGCCCAGACGCGGTTCGCGTACAAGACCGGCGCTACGCAGGTGTTGTTCCTCCAGCATGTCATCGACAGCCTGAAGCCCGGAGGCCGGTGCGGCATCGTGCTCGACGAGGGCGTGTTGTTCCGGACGAGCGAAACGGCGTTCCTCCAGACCAAAAAGAAGCTACTCGACGACTGCAATGTCTGGTCCATCGTCAGTCTGCCCGCCGGCGTGTTCGTGGCGGCCGGCGCCAGTGTCAAGACCAACCTCGTGTTTTTCACCAAGGGAGAGCCGACGGAGAAGATCTGGTACTACGACCTCTCGGACGTGAAGGCGTCGAAAAAAAAGCCGCTGACGATCAGTCACTTTGATGACTTCTTCGCCCGGCTGCCGAAGCGGAGCGACTCGCCGCGGAGTTGGACCGTCACTCGCAGCCAGCTCGAGGCGCGCAACTACGACCTGAAGGCGGTCAACCCGCACGTCACCGAGGACGAAGACAAACGGACGCCAGCCGAGCTGCTGGACATCATTGAGGCAAAGCAGAAAGAGATCGCGGCGTTGATCGCAGAACTGCGATCAGCTCGGTAGCCTGAATGGGAGGTGGTGTTCCTGAGTAACATCGAATGGGCAACGAGGATCTGGATCGCAGAACGACGAGGAGCCCCGCTGTTGCTGGTACCAACGATTGGCGGGATTCCAGAGGCCGCCAGCTTCACGTACCCGCTTCTCCGCGTCAGCTATCTCTCGGTTGAGAAGGCTGGAACTGACGATGGGATCAGAGCGGCAAAGAGCGAACTTGAAGGCAAGTATCCACTCTTGCTTCTGCCGTTGCGGTGTCCGGACGGAGAGCCGAATCGGTCCGGCATTGTTTTCAGCTGGAACACAACAGTGAAGGTCAACTGGACCGATGGCCACCACGGCCGACCGCAAATCGAAGTAGAGGAGTACTTGGCGGCGGTCTCCCTCAACCTGTACCCATGGGGACCGGACATTCAGCGGGGACGTCCGGGATACTTTCTCACCGGACTTGGGGAGACCAGTAGCCTTTGGCGGATCGCCCGAGTCGAATCGGACATCGCCGGGAGGCAGATGTTTACTCTCGCGCCGACCAGGATGGCCAGTGACCTGCCGGAGGTGGATTTCTCATCAATCGACAACGAACTCCTCCGGCAGAAGGTCGAGAGCGACTGGAAGGAAGCGGAACGCTGCCTCGCCAACCATCTGCACTCCAGCCTGATCACCGCTGCAAAGAACGTCGCGGAGTCCTTGGTCCTCTTGGCGCTTGGTGGGCCTCCAGAAAAGAAGACGCTCGATCAAGCCCTCGCCGAACTCGGTGAGAGGCTCAAGTCGAAGAAGCCCGTACGCTTGCCCTTCGGATTCCTCGACTATCATCTGCTCAGCAAAGTGCGCATTCTGCATGGCCACACGCACTCTGACCGGGTTGTGATCTCAGGGCGGCTGGTTGATCCAGAATTCGCGTTGACGGTCGTTGCTGATTTGGTGCAGGTGCTGTCGTCCGCCGGATTTGTCAGGCCGATTCAACGAAGGCCGTGAGGCAGTTTCGGACCACACTGGTTCGGAAGGCGTGAGGGCCGTTCTGATCTCACCAATGCTGGATTCCGTTTCCCACGCGAATGTATAGTAGGTACTGGACACTTCGTGTGCCACCGGATACGCAACCATGCCGCCTCGATCAACACCAAGCGAGAGTCACAGGACTGCTGTCCTCTACGCCCGCGTCTCCTCGAAGGACCAGGAGCGGGAGGGCTTCTCCATTCCCGCCCAGCTTCAACTCCTGCGCGGCTACGCCGCCAGCCGCGGCCTGACGGTCCTGAAGGAGTTCGTCGACGTCGAGACGGCCAAGCAGGCCGGCCGTACGGGCTTCGGCGAGATGCTCGCGTTCCTCCGCAAGGACAAGACCTGCCGGATCCTGCTCGTCGAGAAGACCGACCGCCTTTACCGCAACCTCAAGGACTGGGTCACGCTCGACGAACTGGACCTCGAGATCCACCTCGTCAAAGAGAACATCGTCATCTCCCAGGAATCGCGGTCGTCCGAGAAGTTCATGCACGGGATCAAGGTCCTGATGGCCAAGAACTACATCGACAACCTGTCAGAGGAGACCAAGAAGGGGATGCTCGAAAAGGCGCGCCAGGGCATCTGGCCCTCCTACGCGCCGCTTGGATATCTCAACGTGATGGGCGCGGACGGCAAGCGGACTATCGCTCCCGATCCCAACCTCGCCCCCGCCATCCGGCGGCTCTTCGAGCGATACGCCGAGGGGCGCCATTCCCTGAAGGCACTGGCCAAGGTTGCCCGCCAGGATGGGCTGTGCTACCCGCGCAGCAGGAACCCGGTGCCGACATCCACCGTCCACAAGATCCTCCGCAACCGCATCTACTCGGGCGATTTCGACTTCGACGGCAAGACCTACGCCGGCAAGTACGAGGCGATCGTCTCCCGTGAATTGTGGCAGGAGGTCCAGGATCGGCTCGAGGGTCGCAGCCGCCAGAAGCCGCGCAAGGTCCGGCACGACTTCGCTTTCAGCAACCTCATCACGTGTGGCCACTGCGGATGCGCCATCGTCGGCGAACTGAAGAAGCAGCAGTACGTCTACTACCACTGCTCGCGGTACAAGGGCCGCTGCCCGGAGCCGTACACGCGCGAGGAGGTGCTGGAAGAATGGTTCTCGGAGCTGCTCCGGAAGCTGACGTTCCCAAAGGACGTCCTGGAGTGGATCGTCACCGCGCTGCGCGAAAGCCACCGCGACGAAAAGGCGTTCCACGACGAAGCCATCGGACGGCTCCAGGCGGAGTACCGCCGCCTCCAGGACCGCATCGACGCGATGTACGTGGACAAGCTGGACGGCCGGATCGACAACGCCTTCTTCGACCGCAAGTCGGCCGAGTGGCGCGCCGAGCAGGACCGCATCCTGCGCGACATCGAGACGCACCAGTCCGCCAACCGGACCTACATCGAGGAAGGCGTCCAACTCCTGCGCCTGGCCGACCGCGCCCACGCCTTGTTCGAGAGGCAGGAACCGGCGGAAAAACGGCGCCTCCTCAATTTTCTACTATCGAACTGCGTTTGGAAGGACGGTGTGTTGACCGCGGAATACCGCCAACCCTTTGACATGTTGGCACTTGCGCGTGAGGCGGCAGGCGATGCGGTCGGGGAGAATGCGGCGAAAACGGCCAGTTTTGAGAAGTGGCTCCCCGGCATGGATTCGAACCACGATTCACGGCTCCAAAGGCCGCTGTCCTACCGTTAGACGACCGGGGAGCAGGAGGAACTCCTCCCAGTGTAGTTCATGTCCCCGTGACGGTGCATGGAT